TGATCTATTATATATCCAATTGAAAAACGAAGAGCAAGTTTGTAAAATACTAAAGCTGAAATTTGATAAGAGCTCCAAAACAGGATACAACAAACAGCTTAGAAATATTCAAAAATCTATAATAAAAAAAGCAAAACTTGTCATTAGAAATGGAGAAATAGATCTATGAATCAACCAACCTTAACAAAAGAGCAAGAAGATTTAATCATTCAAATCTGGAATACCAATAAGGACAACCCACCAAGTCTGCAAGAGCTTACTCAAAAAGCTTTTCCTGATGTTCCTAATGTTGATGGCAGAAGCGTTTATGGTAAAGCGGTAAAAATTTTTTTAGCCTCTAGATCTTTAAATGTAAAAACTAAAAGCCAATACACTCCCAAGAATAGAATCGATTTTACTCAAGATCAGAAGGATTATATCTCTAATAATGCTTCTTTAATGTCTGCCGTAGAAATATCTAGAGAGCTTTTTCAAAACTACTCTTTAAATAACCTCTCAATAGAAGCTAGAAGTGTTCAAGAGTATTTGGACTCCTTACCTAAGCAGGTTAACCCAGGAACTAGCACAGAAGAGGAAGAGAGTCAGGGAGATTATAAGCCACCTAAGAATTCGGAGCGGGCTTTAGTAAGAGTAAATAAGTATGTTCTCAATGGATTAGACAAAGACAAAATTACAGCCCGAAACAAAAAAGAATTAACATCTCTAATATCTTATTTACATACCTATAGATTTCTCCATCAGATAGGAACATACGGAAAGCAAGGGGACAGAGATTTATTTGAGAGCAGCTTCATCAGGTATACCTACGATAAGTCAGATCTTACCCAAGAAGAGGTAGATCAGTATATTGTTTTGGCAACAGAGGTAGTAATCTCTTCTAATATTCAAGCAGCAATACAAACTCTGCAAGAGCAGATAGATATAGAAGTAAATTCTGGCAATAGAATTCCAATGCCTCTAATAGAAGCAGTAACTTCAGCCCGAACAGAATACAATCAATGTGTTACTCGCCAACAAAAACTTCTTAACGACCTAAAAGTCAAAAGAAGTGAAAGACTATCTAATCAAGTAAAAGATAATGCCTCTATTCTTAACCTAGTTCAAATGTGGAAAGACGAAGACACTAGAAAAGAAATGATAAAGATGGCAGATATGAGAAGAGAAGTCTTAAAGGGAGAAGTCGGCCGGCTCTCATCTATGGACGATGTTAAAGCTCGCATTTTTGGCCTAACAGAGGAGGAAGTTTTAGATGGTTAAATGTAAAATTTGCAACGTAGAGTTTGAAACAGATAAATCTTTTCATGGGCATCTCAAGTCTCATCAATTGAGAATGGTAGAGTACTACCAAACTCATGAGCCGAGATACGATTTGCTCACTGGAGAATTAATAAACTTTAAAAACAAAGACTATTACTTCTCTAATGATTTTAATAATAAAATCTCCATGAAAAAATGGCTAAAGCTACAAGACTTAGCCCTTCAAAAAGATTATTTAAAAAAACTCCTCTCTCAAAGAAAAGAAAAACACAACTTAATTTATGCACCTACTGAAGTGGAGCTTAGATCTATTACTAGCCCGCCCGTTCCTTATTATCACAGTCTTTTCTCTGATTATTATAGCCTTTGTAGTGAAATGGGCTTCAAAAACAAATACGAATATCCAAAAGAAGAGTTAAAATATAAAATTAAGGACGGCTTTAGTATTTATATTGATACCAGAGAGCAGATGCCTCTTGTTATTGACTACCCAACAGAAGTTAAAGGCTTAAAATTCGGAGATTACGCCATTAATGATCCAGAAAATAAATGTTATATTGAAAGAAAGTCTATCTCTGATTTCATTGGCACAATGAGCGGTGGATACGAGAGATTTTGTAGAGAGATTGAGCGCTCCATAGCAGCAGAAGCCAACCTAATTGTATTGGTAGAGCGCCCGCTTCAAGAGTGCTTGAGCTTTCAGTATCTCAACTACGTCTCTAAGAAAATTAAAGTCACACCAGAGTTTATTTTCTTTAATGTTAGAGAGCTAATTCAGAAATATAGCAATGTACAATTTTTATTCGTAGATGGTAGAGAAGAATGCGTCAGAATAATGAAGAAAGTATTTTTTAGCAATGGCGAATACAAAAAATACGACCTACAATTAATGTACGACTTAAAACTACTGTAATATGTGGCACGAAACAACTAAATACAAAAAGAAGACTCAAAATTATAACGAAATTTTTAGTCAACTTAAGGGAGAGCTTGAAGATAGAGAAGCAAAGATTACTCTTTGTAAATTTTTGCGGCAAAATCTTTATTTAACTACATATTTATTGACTGGAATTAAACTTTCTCCTTATCAAGAGATCACTTTAAAGGGAATGTTCAATAGAAACTTCTCTATGTGCGTTTGGGGTCGTGGTTGCGCCAAGTCATTCATTGCTAGTGTGTATTGTGTGCTGCAATGCATCTTTGAACCAAACACAAAGATACTAATAGCTGGCCCTACTTTTCGTACAGCTAGAGCAATATTCAATAACATAGAAAAAATGTCCGAAACTAAAGGCGCGGAATTATTATTCCAAGCTTTTGGAGCTAAGAGCAAAAGAAACGATCTCTATGAATGGGATATCAATGGCGGATCTATCAGAGCTATTCCTCTAAGCGGCGAAAAGATTCGTGGTTTCCGTGCAAACATTCTTGTACTAGATGAGTTCTTACTTTTGCCAGAAGAGATTATCAAAAATGTATTGATGCCATTCCTTGTTGCTCCTCAAGACATGAAAAGGCGTATCGATATTCGAGAAATGGAGGACTTGCTAATTAAAGAAGGTAAGATGAAGGAAGAAGATAGAATGGTCTTTGTGAATAACTCTAAAATGATAGCTCTTTCTTCTGCAAGCTATACTTTTGAGAATCTTTATAAGACTTATCAAGAGTGGGTCAACAAAATAACATCGCCAGAAAAAGAAGACTCTACTTATTTCGTTTCTCAGTTAGGATATGAGGCTTTGCCAGCAGAGATGATAGATAAAACAATTATTGAAGAAGCTCAAAGTGGTGGAACTTCTCACTCTGCATTTCTTAGAGAGTATTGCGCTCAATTTACCGATGGATCAGATAGTTATTTTAGCGCAAAGAAGATGGAAGAGTGTACTCTTAAAGACGAATACCCTCATACTCTAGTTAGAGGCAGCGCTGGGAAAAGATACGTCATAGGAATTGATCCTAACATGAGCGATAGCCCAAATGCGGACTATTTTGCTATGGCTGTTTTAGAAATAGATGATGATACTGGAATAGGAATTCTTGTTCATACTTATTCTGGATTAGGGAACCTAAATAATCACGTTAAATATTTAGCTTACTTAATGTCAAGCTTTAATGTAGTTCTAGTTATTTGTGATAATGCTGGAGCAGACATATTTTTAGACACTTGCAACGAGTCTGACATTTTTAAATCCAATAAATTAAAAATCAAAGCATTCGATTTTAATTCAGACCTAGACGGAACAGAGTATGAGACCGAAGCTAGAAACGCAAAAGCTCAGTACAATCAATCAGAAGGAAAAATAGCATTTAGCCAAGTCTTCTCCTCTGGATTTATTAGAAAAGGCAACGAATATTTACAAGCTTGCATTGACTATAAGAAAGTTTTATTTGGATCTAGAACTTGCTCTAATGAAAAGTTTTTTAGCCAAGTAATAGACAGTCATTTGCCAAGAGAATTAATATTTAATGGCGACAAGCAAGAATGGACTAACCTTGATTTTATTGAGAATCAAGATGACTATATATATCAAACAAAAAAACAATGCGCCCTAGTAGAATACACAACCAGCTCTAGAGGAATGCAAAACTTTGATTTACCGCAGCATCTTAAGCGTGGATCTTCAGCAACTAGAGCCAGAAAAGATAACTATTCTGCATTTATGTTGGCTAACTGGGGACTCAAGTGCTATAATGAAATAATGAAGCAAAATACGGAAAATAATACATTTACATTTACTCCAGTAATGTTTTAGTGTAATTCCTTTGGGGTATGCCTAATTTAATCAGAAGAAAACAAGTTGATCAATCAGAGTTTTCTGGCTTCTTTGTTGATGTCGGAGGCGTTAATTATTACCCTCTAAACACGAACCCCTCAAACTATATTGACAATGGAGATCTAGCTACAGCTACTGGTCAAGTTTATGTAGACCTCAACGCTACATCAGGCAATTTAAATACTTCTATTATTTTATCTGGCCAAAATTCAATTGCTTATACAAATTTAGTTAGCGGAAACTTATCTACAGTTTTAACTTCTTCTGGGAACTCGTTAACCTCCTCTATTAATTCTCTAAGTGGATATGTGATATTGGTTAGCGGAAATTTAACTGGTCAAATATCAAATACTAGTGGAGTTTTAAATGCAAAGATTAATACTACTAGTGGAGATTTAAAATCCTATACTAATGCAGTATCTGGAAACTTATCTTCCGAGATTTCTGCCACTTCTAGCGCTACTGTTGTTAATTCTATTGTTAGCGGAAACAATTTTAATTTCACTGGTCAAAAAATATTTAATTCTGCCATATCTGCGCCAAGAATTAATTTAAGTGGCTTAGCAGCGCCTAGTCAAATTGCAATTGTAGCATCTTCTGGAATGGTTTCTATAGTTGGATCTTCCGGAACATTCATATCTTTCGTAGAAACTGGAATTGGCAGTGCGTCTAATTCTCTCTGGGCAGTTACCGATGCCGCTGGCTTGCCCATGTTAGAATTGTATGATGACTACAAATTAGTTTTAGGTCATGATTCTAGAAAGTCCATAGTTCTAAGTGGTATTTCTGGATATGTAATTATGCCTAGTTTACCAGACTATACTCAAACCACTAGTTTACCTAGTGGATCAATTTTTAGAAGCGGCAATTTTTTAATGATTAAATAAGGAACAAGAATGAAGAAAAAAACACTCCAAGATATAATTCCTTTGATGGCGTCAGCTTCTACGACCTCAGATACTCCCACTTCTGCTCGCAGAAACATAGCTGGCACCATTGAAAGAACAGAACGTTTTCATAATATTGATTATGGTCTAGTTCCATTCAAGTATTCCAATACCATTTCTAACAAAAGCTCGCTCAATGTAAGAGATGCAGTTATTCTTTGCCAAAAAGCTTATTATAATTTCTCTTCCTTCAGAAATGTTATTGATTTGATGACGGAGTTTTCTTGCAGCCCTATTTACTTCACAGGCGGTAATAAGAAGTCTAGAGATTTCCTAAACGCTCTATTCAAAAAGATAAATATAGAGAACTTTATTGATAAATTTTTTAGAGAGTATTATCGTTCTGGTAATGTTTTTATTTATAGATTCGATTATAAAGTAGAGCAAGAAGATGTAAATAAAATAACTCAAGTTTTTGGAAGCGAATCTATTGCTGCGGAAAAATTACAGCTTCCATCAATGTACATGGTATTAAATCCAGCAGACATTCAATATGGTGGTAATATTTCTTTTGTAGGAACTAATTATTATAAGATCTTAACTGATTATGAGTTGGAAAGACTGCGTCACCCAACTACTGATGAAGATAAAGAAGTACTCAAGAGTTTAGATGAGCAAAATAAACTAAGATTAAAGAAAAAGACTCTATCTGGAGCAGGAGCGTTTATCACAATTCCTCTTAATACAGAAAAAGTTTCTGCTGTATTTTATAAAAAGCAAGATTACGAGCCATTCTCTGTCCCTATGGGCTTCCCAGTTCTTGAAGACATAAACTGGAAGCAAGAAATGAAAAAGATGGACATGGCTCTCACTAGAACAACTCAACAAGCTGTTCTATTGATTACTATGGGCTCTGAATTAAAGAGCGGCGCTTTAAATATTAATCAAAAGAATATTGAAGCTATGCAAGCCCTTTTCCAAAATCAGTCTGTAGGAAAAGTCCTTGTTTCAGACTTTACTACTAAAGCTGAATTTATAATTCCTGACATTGCTAACATTCTTGATCCCAGAAAATACGAAGTAGTAAACACAGACATTCAACAAGGACTAAATAATATCCTTATTGGTGACGAGAAGTTCTCTGCCACAAGCATTAAGGTAAATATTTTCATGCAAAGACTTGAGCAGGGAAGACAAGCTTTCATAAATAACTTTTTGGTGCCAGAAGTAAAGAGACTTTGCAAGAGCTTAGGATTTAAGAATTTCCCAATGCCTCATTTCGAAGAGATAGACATTAGAGACGCTTCAGTTTGGCAAAGAGTTGTTGCTCAATTGATGCAGTTGGGAGTTTTGACTGCTGAGGAAGGTATGCAAGCTATCTCTACTGGAAGATTGCCAACTCCAGATGAGTCAGTTGAGTCTCAAAGAAAATACAAAGACCTAAAAGACGAAGGACTCTATGCTCCATTAGCTGGAAATGCTGCTGGCGGGCAAACAGGAAGACCTCCAGGAGTTTCTACTCCTCAATCATCAAAAACATCTTCGCCTCCAGGATCTAACAAAAAAGCTCCAGCAATAGCCAATTATTCTGTAGCTAAAATTTCACAATCTTTTAGAGAATACGAAAATTTAACTAACGATACAATTGAGGCTTTGAAGAAAAAACACAAAAAGAAATCTCTAAATAAAGAACAAACAGAAATAGCAGAGTCAATTGCTAAAGCTATCTTTATGAATGAAGAAAAAGATAATTGGGATTCATCAATTAAAGCTTATTTAGCTGGCAATACTAAATCAAATGCAGATAAAATTAACAAACTAGCTAAAATAGCTGAAGATCATTCTGTTGATCTTTTTTCAGCAGCTATATTAAATTTTAGTCAAACATACTCAGAAAAAGTGTAATATTTATAGTTACAAAATGAATTCAGAAGCTAAAACCAGAAACAATGACAAGAAACACGAATCGGCGAGTTTCTTCATTGACATTTCTAAAAAAGAATGCGGCTCAATCGATAAAGACGATTCGATTGCTGCTGGAGAGGCTATGAGGAGTAAGGCGGGGCATCTAGATATAGAAATAGAAGCAAAAAGACCAGGGCCAAGAAGCTCAGCTCAAACCCCATCTTTGCCATCCGAAAAGAAAAAAGGCTCTGAAAAGAACAAGCCCGGATCTGCTGGAGAAAAAAGTTCAGATGCAATTTCTTTTTCAAAAAAAGTAATAGAAGCACTAAAGAATAAGGTCAGAGAGCACAACTCAAAGCATTCTAGAAAAGTTTCTTTATCACAATTAAAGAAGGTTTACAGAAGAGGAGCTGGAGCTTTTAGCTCTTCTCATAGACCCGGCAAAACAAGAGGCCAATGGGCCATGGCTAGGGTTAATATGTTTTTAAGAATGATGTCTGGTGGAAAGGTCAAAGACGCTTATAGAAAAGCAGACCAAGATGTTGCAAAGTCTTCATTAGATACTATAGATATTTCTAATTTATGGGAGCCAGGGGAGGAAGATTTAGCTCAAGCTTCTTTGGACATTCAAGAAATTGGCGATTTTGAGTTCGATAGCGTTGATGAGCTTTACTTAGACGAAGACTCTACCGCAGAAAAATGGTACGAAATTTAATTATGAAATTTCAATATACAACAACATTTAGCTCCATACTGAAGCCAATAGTTTCAGAGGAGAAAGACAAATATTTAGCATTAGCTTCTTTAGTGCAATTAGGAGATTTTATTCCTAATGTAAATACAGAGAAAAATGTTGATTTACTTCCGGTAGCTTTTAATGCTGCCGTAATTAATAGAGTAAATAAGAATGGAGATGTAATTGATACTGCTACCGCAGCTGCTGTTTATAAAGATTTTATCAATAAGCCAATTAACTTAGAGCACAATAGAGAAAAAATTATTGGTGTTATTTTAACTGCTGGTTTTAGTGAGTTTGGATCTGACACTATTCTAACAGAAGAGGAAATTACAAACCTAAAGGGTCCATTTAATATTACTTTGGGAGGAGTTTTATGGAGAATAGCTAACCCAACACTAGCAGATATGATAGAAGACTCTGGAGACTCATCTAGTGGCAATTATCAAAAGATCAGCGCTAGTTGGGAACTTGGATTTAGTGAATTTAATTTAGTAGTCATAGAGGGAGAATCTAAGAACATCGAAGATGGCTTAGAAATCTCAGACGCTTCTCAGGTAGAAGATATGAAGGCTAATTTGAGAGCCTTTGGCGGAACTGGAAAAATTGGAAAGAGTAAATCAGTATATAGAAAAGTAGTTGGCAATGTTATTCCTCTAGGAATTGGATTAACAGAGACTCCTGCTGCTGATGTAAAAGGAATAATTACAACTAAAAATGACTCACAAGAAGTCAAAGCTGAAGAAATTATTTCCAAAAATGAAAATTTAAATGTAAATACTTCTATAAATCAAGATACTATGAAAATTACAAGCATCAAGGATATAACAGACGAGAACTTGAAGCAAATTTCCGCTTCGCAGATCTCCGATCTCATTGAACAAGAATTGAAGACTGCCTCAGAAAAATTCGCTGCTGAAAAGAGCGCTGTTGATACTGCTCTCAAGGCTGCACAGGAACAATATAATACTCTATTAAGCTCGCAAGACGCTCTTAAGCAAGAGGTTGATTCGTTGAAGTCTGAACTACAATCTACTCAAGAGGAGATGCAAAAGGCTGCTGCTTCTGAAGCATTTAATTCTAGAATGGCCAGCTTTGAAGCTGAGTATGATCTAGATGCTGAAGCCAGAGAGGTTATTGCCAAGGATATTTTCAATCTTGATGACGAATCTTTTGCCGCTTATAAAAATAAGATGGCTATTTTCATGAAGAATAAGAAGAAGGGCGCTAAAGAGGAGTCCCAAAAAGAAGATTCCATGAAAGAAGATAAAGAAGCTAAGGCTTCTGTCTCCGAAGTAGTAGAAGACGTTACTGATTCAGCTAAGAAAGAGGTCGTTGGAGTTCCAATGACATCTTCAGCATCAGACTCTTCACTCTTCGATAAATATAAAAAAGCTTTTGATTACGACGGATTCGTAGTCACAAAAAAATAACATAATAAAAATAAAGGAAAAATATGCCTTATCAATTAAGACCTTTTAGAGATTATGACGAACATGATGTACTAAATCTGTTCGCATACGACACAACAAACCTAACCGCTGGTCAAATTCAAGTCCCTAAGGGCGTTCTCGTAAAGATCGCCACTGGCTGGAAGAACTATGACTCTGGCGCTGTTCTTGGCGGTGGAATTGATTTCATAGGAAGCGCTGGCACCTTGGCTCCAAACAACGTTGTTTCTCAACGTTATGGAGTTGTCGCTAAAGTAGTTGCTGCAACCACTGGAGAGACTCCAGTAGGTATGATGCTCTACGACGTAAGAGACGTAGACGAGAACGGTGAGCTTCTCAAGTATAAACCCCGTAAGGCTGCCGAGATGCAGGCTGTAATTCCTGGACAAGCTGTTCCAGTTGTTACCCGTGGCGTTTTCCTAGTTCAAGGCGTTCTTGGAACTCCTGCTGCTGGAGGCACAGCCTACGCTGGTCTCACTGGTCAAATCACTGCCTCAACCGGAACTCACCCAATTTCAAACGTTGCAATTGGCAGATTCCTTGGAGCCGCCGATACAAACGGCGAAACCCTCGTTAAATTGGACCTATAATATAAAGGATTAACATGAGAATTAAACTTAAAAATACACCTGAACAAGTAGAGCTAATCAAAGCCCTTGGTTCTAAAAACAGACTAGTTGCTGCTGAGGCTGCTGAAGCTTTCGCCGCTTTCCTTGGACCTGTTATTCAAAGAGTTATTTTGCAAGCCGGTACAGCTTCTCAAATCTATACCGATGCACCATTCGATGAGAATGACTCTCCTAGCTATCCTCTTGATCTCTATTATCAAGAGCTAAACAACGGCTACGTTAGCGTTTGGTCTCAAACTCTAGCTGGCGGTCTTCCTAGCGCTCAAGACGTTTCTGCTATTCAAGAGGTTAAGATTGCTACCTATCGTCTCGATAGCGCAGTTTCAATCAATAAGAGATATGCTCGTCAAGCTCGCTTGGACGTAATTGCCAAGTTGGTTGAGCGTATGTCCCAAGAAGTTCTTGTTAAGCAAGAGCGTAATGCTTGGGCCGTTATCCTTAAGGCTCTTGGAGAAGCTTCTACAACTCCTCAAGGTGGATCTGCTCTCAAGCACTACACCGAGGCTGGTTCCCTAGGCCAATTCAAGCTTGATGACCTCAACAAGCTAATGACCCGCGTCAAGAGAATCAATGAGTCATGGGCTGGCGGTACTCCTGCTGATCCATACAGCACTGGATTGACTGATCTATATGTCTCCCCCGAGATTAAAGAGAACATCCGCTCCTTCGCTTACAACCCATTGAACACAGTTAATCCTGATGGTTCTGCTGCTGGCGCTTCTACTGTAGGTATTCCTCTCTCAGACAACATGAGAGACGAGATCTATCGCAGTGCTGGTATGCAAGAGATCTATGGTGTAAATATCGTTGAGTTGATTGAGCTTGGTAAGTCCAAGAAGTACAACATCCTCTTCGACAACTACATCACCAATCTTCCAGTCACCACTGGAACAGCCTTCAACCCTGGAGTTCACCAAATCTTGGTTGGTGTTGATAACACCAAGGGAGCTTTGATCCGCCCAATTGCTACTACCTCTGAAACCGGTAGCCAATTCAACGTACAACCAGACGATCAGTTCCTACAAAGAACCGATAAGACTGGATTCTACGGATCAATGGAGGAAGGCCGCATCTGTATTGATGCCCGTGCCCTCTCTGGTATCATTGTCTAATATTTAACGGAATTACAAAACCCGCTGGGGAAACCTAGCGGGTTTTTTATTTGATTTATCTAATTTATAATTTTATAATTTATTATGAGTAAAAAGACAAAGCTCAAGCAACTTAACCAAATTGACGCCAAGGCTGAGCCTCCTAAAGCAATGACACTAGACCAGTTGTGGGGCAGTCAAGGTTTATCAAAATATACAGTAGATAATGCTG